GCAAGAATTCAAAGGCTTGCATCTGGCAAGATAGAGATTTCAAAATGTCCCGTGACTTCCGACCTTCACAGATATCGTGACCAGATGATTAAGATTCTGATTGAATGTGGTTTAACCCCTTCTGCAAGGCAGTCAATTCAGGTAGACGAAATTTTAGAAGACGATCAAATGAGAAGTGACGAACTAGACTTGGAACTTGAAGCATGGAAACCTCAAAGAGAGAACTTGAACGGATAACAGAAGAATGGATACTCAACCCATCTGACGAAAAGGCTGTTGAGAATGGTTGCGTTTTTTTAACTTCAAGAGCAACTCACGTTGTAAACTGGATCCAAAGAAACCTTTTTTTATATGAGGGAGACGCCGCAGGTCAGCCGTTCATGCTGATGGATTGGCAAAAAGATTTTGTCATGCGGTGTTTTGGGTGGGTCAGGTTTTCAAATGAACGAAACAAGTTCATCCGAAGGTTTAACAAAGCTAGACTCTGGTGTCCAAAAAAGAATGGCAAGTCCCCACTAGCCGCTGCCATTGGATTGTATTTGCTCTGCGGGGATAATGAAAACGGCCAAAAGGTTTTTTCAGTTGCCAGAGATGGAAAGCAGGCTAGGATTGTTCACAACCACGCAATCGAAATGGTTTCCCGTTCTCCTTATCTTTCCAAAAATTGCAAGGTAAAGAAAATAGATGGAACCATTTTCTTTAAGCCGCTTTCGGGAACCTATTCTATTCTCTCTGGAGAAAACTATAGGTCACAGGAGGGGTTGAATGGTTCAACAATACAAGACGAATTGCATGTTATCCCAAAACGTTTGACAGATGTTTTGGAACACATGGGAGCAAGCCGGTCCAGCCCTCTAGACTTTGGCGTCAGCACCTATGGCAACGACCCAGAATGTCAAGCAAAGAAGGATTGTGAATACGGCAAAGCAGTTGAGAACAGCAACGTCACAGACCAGTCGTTTTTGCACAAGAGTTATGAAGTTGATGTTGAAGCAACAGATGAGCAGATGGAGTCAGTGGAAACGTGGAAGAAGTGCAATCCTAGTTTTGGCGTGACAATCTTTGAAAGCGAGATGCGTGCTGCCTGCAACCGTTCCAAGAGAAGCATTAGTGACTGGAATAATTTCCAGATGTATCGATTGAACAAGTGGATTGCTTCCTCTAACCCTTGGATAAGAAACGCAGACTGGAACAATTGCCAATCTGATTTTTCGTTGGATCAATTCTACGGCCAAAACGTTTGGCTGGGGTTAGACCTTTCGAAGACTCGTGACATGAGTTCTCTTGCATTGATATTTAAGACAGACGAAGAAGATCCGGTTTTCTATGTTCACCCGTTTTTCTGGCTTCCAGAAAAATATGCAAGGGAGTATGCAGACAAGGCTTCTTTTTTTGAATGGCAAGCAGAAGGTTTCCTAGAACTAATAGAAGGGGAGACCATTAAGCAGTCTTTCATAAGAGACAAAATGGAATGGATAGACAGCAAATTCAATGTTCAGGCACTTGCCTATGACAAGACTTATGCTTTCGATTTGGTCAATGAACACTGTGAAAACCGGCTGGGATGGGATTGTGTTCAGTTCACGCAGTCTATTAGAACTTATGCCGGTCCGGTGGCAAACTTCGAGGAGTTGCTCGTGGGGGGTCGTTTGCGCCACAATAATAATTCTGTTTTGAATTGGCAGGCCGGTCACGTTCAAGTAAAGACCGGCGATTTAGGTGGCAGGATCCCCATTAAACCAAAAGAGGCTGACGACGTTCGAAAGATAGATGGAATTGTTGCAGCAATCATGGCGCTTTCTGTAAGCTACTATTCTGAGCCGGAACCCGTTTGGAACTACTATGAAGAAAATGGAATGGAGTTCGCTTAATGTTTGAAATGATTAGGCGATTGATCGGTGGCCAGAGGTCAATAAACAATCCCGCAGTTCCCTTGTCGGCAGAAACTGTCCTTGATTATCTTGGGGGGCAAGGTGCAAATCGTTCAGGGGTGAACATAAACAGAGACACGGTCTTCACATATAGCCCAGTCTGGCAGGCAGTCACCATGATTTCAGGTGACTTAGCCAAAATGAGAATAGACCTATACGAAGACGAAGACCAAGATGGGATTCTTATACGAAGAAGGCAGCAGGGGCAACTTGCTAGTCTGGTTAAAAGACCCAACTCACAACAGAACTGGAACAAATTTTGGCGAAGATTTTGGGTCCAGAGCTTGCTTTATAATCGAGGATATATCTACGTCGAACGAAACAGGAATGGCGACCCCCTCAGCCTTTACGTTTTGTTGAGCAACCAGACTGAATGGAATGAAGAAGAAGGTCTTTACACCACACAATTGCTGGACTCAGATGAAAAGATTGGGCTGTTCCCAAGCGAGGTGATAGAAGTTGAGGGCATTCAGCTTGAAAACAAAAACAAGTGCGAACTGATTGAAAAATTCAGAGAGTCTATCGGACTGGGATTAGCAGCCCAAGGACACAATGCAACGTTCTTTGGCAATGGTGGTCAGGTTGGTGGGATACTAATGATCCCGCCGCAGGTTTCAAAGGAAGCCAGCGAAAAATTGGAACAGGGTTGGCGAAGGAAGTACGAAAAAGAAAACGCTTGGTTCAAGACAGCAATCTTACGTGATGGAGTTAGGTATCAGCAGACGGGTGCAGACCCAGAACGCAGCCAGCTTTCCAAGGTTAGGGAGGACCAAGTTTATGAGGTTGCTAGATGGTTTAATTTGTCTCCTTCAAGGCTAGGTCTTTCCGATGCTTCATCGTATAACTCTAAAAGCGAAGACAATCAAAACTATCTTGACCAAACCTTATCTCCTTGGATGGCTGCTCTAACCAGCGAACTAGCATTTAAGTTGCTGCCGACAGAAGATCAGGGCAGGGTCTATTTCACTTTCGATACAAGTCAGTTGCTTGCTCTTAACCCAAAGATAAGAGCAGAGACAAATAAGATAAGAATCGACATGGGTGAAATATCACCCAATGAGGCAAGACGCGAAAATGGGTTGCCCCCTAGAGAGGGCGGTGACAAATACAGATTGCCTTCAGGTGTAATGATCGAGGGCGAACCGTTTGGCGAGCAGCCCCTAGAGGAAGAAGAACAGCAGGTTGATGATGTATCAGAAGAACAGGAGCCAGAAGAACAGGAGCCAGAGGAACGATCAATTTCTCAAATCAAACGTCAGGCCCAAAACCACATTGACAAGCTGGAAAAGATTATTCGTGAACGAGCCAAGAAGAAGTCACCAGATGATTTTCAAAACTGGTTTTTGGAAAAATTCAAGGGAGGTCTTTCAATACCCATTTTGGAAAGCGAGCTAGAAAATGAGAAATGATTTCGAGCAAAGAATGGTCGAGCGAGTCCCAGAGGTCGTTCGGTATCTTGAAAAAGACAAAGAAAAGAAAAAGGTTGTTGGCTACGGTGCAGTCTTTTATCGTGAAGACGAGGCCGGAACTGAATTCAAGCTAAGACCCAACGTCAAGGAAAGGATATCGAGGTCAGCTTTTGATGAGGCACTTGAAAGAGATGATGCAAGGAGTCTTTTCAATCACGACCCCAATTTTGTTCTAGGAAGGAAGAGCGCGGGAACACTGCGTCTTTCAGTGGACGAAGTTGGTCTGCGTTACGAAGTAGATCTTCCTGATAGCAGGCAAGACGTTGCAGAAGCCATCGCAAGAGGTGACGTTACAGGTTCTTCTTTTTGGTTCAAGCCAACGAAAGAGAGCGAGTCCCGTGACAACGATGGAAATATTATTTACACAATTGAAAACCTCGAATTGCGAGAGGTTGGACCAGTTACTTTCCCAGCATATGAGGCAACGGTGAGCGAGATGAGAGACAGCAAAATCGATGATTCAGTTAAGCGGCACATCCAAAAGGTCGAAGAAACCGAAGATTCTATTTCTATTACATTTGGAAAAAGCGAAGTAGAACAAGCTCCAGAACAAGAGCCTGTTGAAGATGTTGAAGAAGGTGAAGCCTCGGATTTATTGCAAAAGCAAAAAGACGATGATTTGGTTGAATCTGTTTTAATATGACAAACCATTTAGCAACCGAACGACACTAAAGCGTCAAAGCCAGAAATTGTTTTCTGGCTTTTTTTATTTGACACAATCGATCAGAGTCTATTAGGATTATGAAGTCGTCGAGTGAGATGCTCAATGACACTTCTGCGAGATGCAGCACATTAAGACTTTCAATTTCCGATGGGAGTGTTGCGCCGCGATGCCCTGTCGGTGAACCGAACTCAACAGGAGCATATCTAATGGATGACTTATCTAAATTACAAGATGAAAGAAAGTACCTCGCAGGCAAGTGCCGTGAACTAGATGAAAAACGTGACGGGATTTTCACCGATGAAGCGCGTGAAGAATTTCGAGCAGCTAAGGCACGAATCATCGAGATCGACGAACAAGCAGACAACCTTCGTGAAGCTGCTGATGCTGCTGCATTTGTTTCCCGACTGGATGAAGACCGAGAAGTTCGAGAGCGTGACCACCACGCCAAGCAGAACTCAAATGAATTCTCCTTGAAGGACCGGCAGCGAGCATTCAATGCCAAATACTTCAAGAGCGAAAACCAGCGAAGCGCAGAAGAAAACT